TGCAAGTAAGTTTACGCGTAAAAAAATTACTGCCAACGAAAAGCAAGAAGAGTTGGTTGGACTTGACACTACTATTGATTGGAAAAACACAGGTGATAACAGTTATGATGGAGAAAAACTTAATCTGTTAGTACACGATGAAAGTGGTAAGTGGGAAAGACCTGATAATATTTTAAATAACTGGCGTGTAACAAAAACTTGTTTACGTCTTGGTAGTAGAATTATAGGTAAGTGTATGATGGGGTCAACGAGTAATGCTCTTGACAAAGGTGGTGATAACTTTAAAAAATTGTATAACGACAGCGATGTCACAAAAAGAAATAGAAATGGTCAAACACGCTCTGGTTTATATTCTTTGTTTATCCCAATGGAATGGAACTATGAAGGTTTTATTGATGAGTTTGGACGACCAGTTTTCGATACCCCAACACGAGAGTGTTATGGACCCGACGGTGAACTAATAGATATTGGTGTTGTTGATCACTGGCAAAATGAAGCTGATGGATTAAAAGGTGATCAAGACGCGCTGAACGAGTTTTACAGACAGTTTCCAAGAACAACTGAACACGCATTTAGAGATGAAACAAAAAATAGTATATTTAATCTTATAAAAATATATGAACAAATAGACTATAATGAAGAAATGATAAGTAGCTCGCTTGTTACGCATGGTAGTTTTCAGTGGGCTAATGGAGTTAAAGATACTCAAGTTTTATTTAATCCAGATCCTAACGGTAGGTTTAATATTAGTTGGGTTCCAGATAGAAACTTGCAAAATAGAGTGATATTAAAAAATGGAGTTAAATATCCAGGTAATGAACACATGGGTGCTTTTGGTTGTGACAGTTACGATATTAGTGGTACTGTTGACGGTAAAGGGTCAAAAGGTGCTTTACACGGATTAACTAAGTTTTCTATGGAAAACGCTCCAGCAAACCACTTTTTTTTAGAATACCTAGCAAGACCACAAACTGCAGAAATGTTTTTTGAAGATGTACTTATGGCTTGTGTGTTTTATGGTATGCCATTACTTGCGGAAAACAACAAACCAAGATTATTATACTACTTTAAACGTAGAGGTTATAGAGCGTTTAGTATGAATAGACCAGACAAAGTTTGGAACAAACTATCTGTTGCTGAAAAAGAAATAGGTGGTATACCAAACTCTAGTGAAGATATAAAACAAGCTCACGCAGCAGCTATTGAGATGTATATTAATGACCATGTTGGTCTTAATGAAGAAGGTGTTTGTAATAATATGTATTTTAACAATACATTAAACGATTGGAGTAGGTTTGATATAAATAAAAGAACAAAGCACGATGCATCTATTAGTAGTGGATTAGCTATCATGGCTTGTAATAGACATCTTTACAAACCAGTTGCGCCAAAAGTAAAAAAAGATTTAAATATACATATTGCTAGATATGATAATAAAGGCTTTATGTCAAAAATAATTAAACAATAAATATGGCTACAGTTAAAAGTAATTACTTCCCAAGTCAAACTGTTAGTGACTTTGAAAAAATAAGTTATGAGTATGGTTTAAAAGTGGCTAAGGCTATCGAACAAGAGTGGTTTGAAAATGATCGTCAAAGAACTAATAGTCGATACAGAAACACTCAAACTAATTTTCATAGATTAAGACTTTACGCTAGAGGTGAGCAATCAATACAAAAATACAAAGATGAGTTATCTATTGATGGTGATTTATCTTATTTAAATTTAGACTGGAAGCCAGTTCCAATTATTCCTAAGTTTGTTGACATTGTAGTTAATGGACTTGCTCAAAGAACTTATGATGTAAAAGCTTATGCTCAAGATCCGTATGGAGTTTCTAAAAGAACAGAGTATATGGAGTCTGTGCTAGCAGATTTAAGATCTCAAGAATTAAACAAGTTTATAGAAAATAGTTTTGGTATGAGCGTTTACAGAAACGAAGTAGACGAACTACCTGATAGTGTTGAAGAGTTTGAGCTTCATATGCAATTAACTTACAAACAAGCTGCAGAAATAGCAGAAGAGCAAGCTATTAATGTTTTAATGGAAGGTAACAACTATGAGTTAATTAAAAGAAGATTTTATCAAGATATTACAGAAATAGGTATAGGTGCTGTAAAAACTTCTTTTAACACATCTGAAGGTGTAGTTATAGATTATGTTGATCCAGCTAATTTAGTTTATTCTTATACAGAGTCTCCTTATTTTGAAGATATATATTACGTAGGAGAAGTAAAAGAAATACCTATTAACGAGTTGGTAAAGCAGTTTCCTTTTTTATCTGAAGAAGAACTAGACCAAATTAAAAAACAAAATAATACATATAGAAATAACTACTCAAGAGGAGATAGTAGTAAGTTAGATGAAAATATAATATCTATATTATATTTTAACTATAAAACATATATGAATCATGTTTATAAGTTAAAAGAAACAAAAACAGGTGGAATAAAAGCAATTGAAAAAGATGATACATTTAATCCTCCAAAAGATATGGAAGGTGGTTTTAGTAGATTACAAAGATCTGTAGAAACTTTATATGATGGTGCTTTAATACTTGGTACAGATAAATTACTTAGATGGGAAATGTGTAAAAACATGATGAGATCTAAAAGTGATTATACTAAAGTTAAAATGAATTATGCTATTGTAGCACCTAAAATGTACAATGGTAGAATAGAAAGTTTAGTTAGTCGTATAACAGGTTTTGCTGATATGATACAGTTAACACATTTAAAACTACAGCAAGTGATGTCTCGTATGGTGCCAGACGGCGTTTATCTTGATGCTGATGGTTTAGCTGAAATAGATTTAGGTAACGGAACAAACTATAATCCACAAGAAGCTTTAAATATGTTCTTTCAAACAGGTTCTGTTATTGGTAGATCAATGAACGAGCTTGGTGAAGGTAATCCAGGTAGAGTGCCTATACAAGAAATAGCAAGTGGTAGTGGTGGACAGAAAATGGCTAGCCTTATACAAACTTACAATTATTATTTACAAATGATACGTGATGTCACCGGTCTTAATGAAGCTAGAGATGGTAGCACGCCAGATAAAAACGCTTTAGTAGGTATACAAAAAATAGCAGCAGCTAACAGTAACACAGCAACAAGACATATATTGAATGCTGGATTATTTTTAACAGCTCAAACAGCTGAGTTACTTTCTTTGAGAATATCTGATATATTAGAATACTCTCCAACAAAAGAAGCTTTTATAAGTACAATAGGTTCTCACAACACAGCTATATTAGATGAGTTGTCAGAGCTACATTTATATGATTTTGGTATATTTATAGATCTTACACCAGATGATGAAGAAAGGCAGTTGTTAGAAAACAACATTCAAGTTGCTTTACAAGCAAACTTAATAGAGCTAGCAGATGCTATTGATCTTAGAGAAATTAAAAATATAAAACTAGCTAATCAACTACTTAAAATAAGAAGAGAAAAGAAATTAAAGAAAGATCAAGCTATACAACAAGAAAATATTAAAGCTCAAGCTCAAGCTAACGCGCAATCTCAGCAAGTTGCTGCTCAAGCTGAAGTTCAAAAAAACGCAGCTTTAACACAACAAAAAGCTCAATTAATTCAAATACAAAATCAAGCTGATGTTCAAAAGCTTCAAGCAGAGTCTGATTTGAAAAAACAATTAATGCAATTAGAGTTTGAATACAACATGCGTTTAAAAGGTGTAGAAACTGAAGGTCAAAAGTCAAAAGAAAAAGAAAAAGAAGATCGTAAAGATGAAAGAACAAGAATACAAGCTTCACAACAAAGTGAACTTATAGAACAAAGAAAGACAGGTTCACCACCTAAAAAGTTTGAGTCTTCAGGTAATGATATACTTGGAGCTGGCTTTGATTTAGATGCTTTTGGACCTAGCTAACAATTAATTTTTTATATTATATATTATGGAACAAGAATTAGAAAACGTTGAGAACGTTAAAGAAACAAATGAACAAGTAGAAGAAACAACTCAACAAGTAGAAGAAACAACACAAGATGTTGATAAAAGTAAATTTAAATCTGCAGAAGATGATTCAGTTATTAAAGTAGATTTAAGCAAACCACCAGTTGAAAAAACAATAGAAAAAGATGCCACTACAGAGCAAAGCACAGATGAGGTACCTGTTCGCGACGAATCCAAAGTTAGCGAAGAAGTACGTGAAGAAAACGTCAAAGCAGAAGTTGAAAAACCTGCCGGAAAAGAAGGGGTTCAAGATGATAAACCCGTTATTGAAGAAGTAACTAGCGAAGTTAAAGAAAAAGTTGAAGAGTTAACAGAAGAAGTTGTTGAAGCTGTAACTGAAGCTAAAGAAACTGGTGAGCCTTTACCTGAAAATATTCAAAAGTTAGTAGACTTTATGAATGAAACAGGAGGTGATATACAAGATTATGTAAAGCTTAATCAAGATTATAGCAAAATGGATAATCTAACAGCTTTGCAAGAGTATTATAAAATTACTAAGCCTCATTTAGATGCTGAAGAAAGACAGTTTTTAATGGACGAAAACTTCAGTTATGATGAAGAAGCTGATGATGAAAAAGATATTAGAAAAAAGAAAATAGCCTTGAAAGAGCAAGTTGCTGAGGCTAAAGCCTACTTAGACGGGCAAAAGTCTAAATATTACGATGAGATTAAAGCTGGATCAAAGCTAACTGAAGAACAACAGAAAGCTGTGGACTTCTTTAATCGATACAATAAAGAGTCTGAAAAGACTAAAACAGCTAAGTCTGTGTTTGATAAAAAAACTGAAAACTTATTTAACTCAAAGTTCAAAGGTTTTGAATATGAAGTGGGTGAAAAAAAGTATAGGTTTAATGTTAATAACACTGACCAAGTAAAGCAAACTCAAAGTGATATTACTAACTTTGTCAAAAAGTTTTTGAATAAAGATGGTTTAATGGAAGACGCTGCGGGTTATCATAAGTCGCTTTATACGGCGATGAATGCGGACGCTGTTGCAAAACATTTTTACGAACAAGGTAAAGCTGACGCTTTAAAAGATAGCGTTGCTAAAGCTAAGAACGTAGATATGTCACCTAATCAAACGCATAAAACGTTTGAAGCTGGTGGTCTTAAAGTTAGAGTTTTAGGTGATGATGCTGAAAGCTTTAAGTTTAAGATTAAAAAACGAAAATAATTATTAATCCATTTAAAACGAATTAAAAATGGCAATTACTGCAAGTTCGGTGTTTAGAGCTGCCCCAGTGCAAGCTGTAACATCGGAAAACTATTTAGACATCCAAAATAATGGATGGGCTCAGCAATATCTTCCAGACTTAATGGAAAAAGAAGCTGAGGTGTACGGAAAGCGTACAATTGGCGGTTTCTTAGCTCAAGTAGGAGCTGAAGAAGCTATGTCTGCTGATCAAGTTATTTGGTCAGAACAAGGTAGATTACACTTATCTTATAAGTGTCAAATTCACGATGCGTCTGCTAGTCAAATCGATATTACACACGATATTGACGGTGTTGCTATCGACAAAACTCACGGTATCCGTGTTGGTGATCAAGTATTGATCGCTGGTGGTGGACAAACTGTTACAGCTCGTGTAAGCGTTGCTGCAGCTGCTGATACTAATGATAGAATTACAGTTCAACCTTATGCTAACGCTCACTTAAGTGATTTAAACTTTGTTGATGGTGATGATGACTGTACTATTTTAGTATTTGGTTCTGAAAACGCTAAGGGTGTTGGTTATGTAGGTGGACGTTCTAACGAGCCTTCTTTCACAACTTTTACTAACAAACCTATTATACTAAAAGATCAGTACGAAGTATCTGGATCTGATGTATCTCAAATCGGTTGGGTTGAAGTTTCTGGAGAGCAAGGTGAAAGCGGTTACTACTGGTATATGAAAGCTGAAGCTGAAACTCGTTCAAGATTTATGGACTACTTAGAAATGAGTATGATTGAATCAGAACTAGTTGCCGCTGCTTCTGCTATAGCTCTACCTGAAGATGGTGGTGCTGGTACTGCGGGTACTGAAGGTTTATTCGCTGCTATTAAGTCTAGAGGTCACCAATCTTCTGGTATCACTGGTGTTAACGCTGCTACTGATTTAGCTGAATTTGACGCTATCTTAGCTGAGTTTGACAAGAACGGTGCGATTGAAGAAAACATGATGTTCTTAAATAGAACTACTGCTTTAGCTATCGATGATATGTTAGCTACTATGAACTCTCATGGTCACGGTGGTACTTCTTACGGAGTGTTTGAAAACGATGAAGATATGGCGTTAAACTTAGGTTTCTCTGGATTTAGAAGAGGTTCTTATGACTTCTATAAGTCTGACTGGAAATATCTAAATGATCTAGCTACTCGTGGTGGTATTAACGCTAACGCGACTGGCGGTGAAGCTATCAGAGGTGTATTTATTCCTGCTGGTGTATCTTCTGTATATGATCAGATGTTAGGTAGAAACCTTAAGCGTCCTTTCTTACATGTACGTTTTAGAGCTTCTCAAGTTGAAAGTAGAAAAATGAAAACATGGATCACTGGATCTGTGGGAGCAGTTACTTCTGACTTAGATGCAATGACTGTAAACTTCTTGTCTGAAAGATGTTTAGTTACTCAAGGTGCTAATAACTTTATGTTATTATCATAGTTTATATTAAGGTCGGAGCTTCGGCTCCGATCTTTTTTTAATTTTTTATTATATTATATTATGGCAAAGAAACAAAAAATAGAAAAGGTAGAGGTACCTGTTGTTGAAACACCAGTTGTTGAAGCACTAAAACCTAAAAAAATTGAACCTAAAAAGCCTAGCTGGGAAATAAAAGATAGAACGTATTTACTAAGTAATAATAAAAGACCCCTTAGTAGATCAATAAGTTCAGCTAACATTTATTACTTTGATAAAGAAAAAGGTTACGAAAGAGAGTTGAAGTATTGTGAAAATCAAAAAACTTGTTTTGTTGATGAAATGCAAGGTGATCAAAGATTAGCACATATTATTTTTAGAAACGGAGTTTTACATGTACCTAAAAATAAAGTGACTCTTCAAAAACTTTTATCGCTTTATCACCCTTTAAAAGATAAGCTTTATTTTGAGTTAAAGCCTAAAGCTATAGCTGAAAATCAAATTAGTACTATAGAAGCTGAAATAGATGCTCTTATAGCTGCTAGAAGTTTAGATATAGATATGGCTGAAGCTGTAATGCGTGTAGAAATAGGTTCTAAAGTATCAGAGATGAGTTCTAAAGAGCTTAAACGAGATTTACTACTATTTGCTAAAAGAAAACCTAGATTATTCTTAGAATTAGTAAATGATGAAAACGTTCAGCTTAGAAACTTTGGTATTAGAGCTACAGAGGCTAAAATTATTAAACTATCATCAGATCAAAGAACATTTAGTTGGGGATCTAACGATAGAAAATTAATGACAGTACCATTTGATGAACACCCATACTCTGCCTTAGCTGCTTGGTTTAAAACAGATGAAGGTATGGAGATATACTCCAACATAGAAAAGCGCTTAAACGCGTGATAATTATATAGTAGAGTAGCCACTCTATTATAGGGTGGCTGCTTAACTATAAAAAAAAACATAATGGCGGTAAGTATAAACGAAGTATATAAAAGAGTTTTGGCTATTGCCAACAAAGAACAAAGAGGTCATATAACACCTCTTGAATTTAACAATTTAGCTACTCAAGTACAATTAGAAATATTTGAGCAGTATTTTTACGATATAAACTTTTCAAGTAAAAAACCTGGTAACTCTACAGAGCACTCTGACGTGCTTCATATTCTTGAAGAAAAAATAGCTCCATTTAGAGTTAACGATCAATCTTTATTTTCTGCAACAGAACTAATAACAACATCTACATTTACTGGTGGAACTGGCGCTTGGACTGTAACAACTGGAACAGGTAACAACAGTGACGCTACAGTTGTTGCTAATGCAAATAACAACTTTGTACCTAGTTTAAAATTAATAAACGATGGTACTGATGATGATAACTATGTTTTTGTAACTCAATTATTAACAGCAGGTAAAAAATTTAGAATTAGTGTAGAAGTTTCATATGCTAACGACCCAGACGCTAACGATTCTGTAGGTATGTTTTTACAAGTATCAAACCAAGGTTCAAATGAGGATGGTTTTTATGATATTAATACAGTTGTTAAAACTGGAGATGTTTTTACTTTTGATTTTGAAACGTTAGATGTATCAGGTGCAGGAGCTAATTTTGAAGATTATACGATTAGAGTTGGTTTAAACGAAGACGCAGGTTCAGATAATACAGAAATACATTTTTCAAAAATATCAATAAGACAAATAGATAATCAAACTTTAGCTAATGACGTATATAGATTAGGTGAAGTAACTTTTCAAAGAACAGGTATAGACGCTTATCCTATACCAGTGCAAGAAGTTGATAAAAATGAAATGACTTTATATAATTTATCACCTTTAGCTAGACCTACTCAATCAAATCCTGCTTATTACAGATCAGGTATCGATACTATAACTTTATTTCCTGAACCAGCTACAACAACAGAAGTAAAATATAGTTATATAAAAAAGCCTACAACTCCTAAATGGGCTTATACGTTAATTTTAAATCCTGGTTCAAGTGCTCAACAGCTTAACCCTACAGATCAATACAAACCTCAATGGTCACCTGCTAACTCAGTTGATTTTGAGTTACATGAGTCTGAAGAAAGTAGAATTGTTATGAGAATATTAGAGCTAGCTGGTGTTGTTAATAAAGAGCCAGATATAGTTCAATATGCTGATAGAAAAAATAGAGAAAAAACACAATTAGAAAAATTATAATAAATGGCATTATTAGACGGAACAACAGGTAACGCGTATTACAACAGTAGTGATTTAGGTAACTATCAATTTACATCATTGCAAGATGTTATAAATCAATTTATATTATCTTACGTCGGTGAAGAAAGAGTTATATCTAAAGTAAAAAGACCTGAAGTAGTTTTTCATGCTCAACGTGGTTTACAAGAATTAAGTTTTGATACTTTTAAATCTACTAAAGCTTATGAATTAGTTGTTCCTTCAACATTAAAAGTTCCACTACCACAGGATTACGTTAATTATGTTAGACTTTGTTATACAGATAAGTCTGGTATTAAACATACTATTTATCCTACTAAAGATACTAGTAATCCTTCAAACATAAGTCAAGCAACAGATCCAACAGTTGCACCTTTTTATAATTTTACAAACGATGAGCTAGTATTAACAACAGAATCAGATACGTTAACAAATTATAAAGCTAATAATCTTGCCGAAAATAATCAAAACGATTTTGATTATGATGATGATATATATGATTTAAATATTGGTCAAAGATACGGGCTTGATCCAACAAGAGCTAATATAAACGGAGCTTACTATATAGATGATATTAGAGGTTTTATACATTTTAGTTCTAATATAAATGGACTTACTTTAGTTTTAGAATATATAAGCGATAGCTTAGGAACTGAAGAAGAAATGAAAGTACATAAGTTTGCTGAAGAAGCTTTGTATAAGTATATAGCTTATTCTATAGTTTCTACAAGATCTCAAATACCAGAATATGTTGTTCAACGTTTAAGAAGAGAGGCTTTTGCTAGTAAAAGAAAAGCTAAACTTAGACTTTCAAACTTAAAAATACACGAATTAATACAACAGTTTAGAGGTAAGTCTAAGCGTATAAAACATTAATAAATGGCTGAGTCTAAAGTTAATTTTTTAAAAGGTAGAATGCAAAAAGACCTTGATGAGCGCGTTGTACCTAATGGTGAATATAGAGATGCTTTAAATATTCAAATAAACACTTCTGAAGGTAGTGATGTTGGTGCAGTTCAAAATCTTTTTGGTAACGAAAATGTTTTTGGTTATAATAAAGAAGGTCAAAGAGTTGAAAACGTTGCAGCAGGTCAAACTGTAGGCTCTATTGTTGATAACGCTGCTAACTGTATGTATATGTTAATAGCTGACTGTGCTAGACCTACAACATATAATCCTTTTGGTAATTTAGGTATTGTTGATATTAGTAGTTCTTTTAGTAGCAATGACATTAATCCATTTTTACCTGGAAATAATCCAGTTAACACGGATATGACACCTACTGGCCCTGTGTATTTTGGAAAAGGTATTGATGAAATAGTTAAAATATCTCCTGATGATGTTAGAGATCAAGTTTTAACAGAGTGTGTATTAAGAGATGTTTATAGGGTTGCAACTGGTTTTTGGAATTGTAGTTCTAGTTCAAATGAACTTCAAATTTACGATGCTAGCTGTGTTAGAGTTGGTATGGAAGTAACTGTTGTTGATAGAAATGGTATTCCACATTGGACTAGCGGTAACGATAAAATTTTAGTAACAAACGTTTCTCAAGAATACGATCCTACAAACAACACGTATCCTTTTGTCACACTTTCACATAATTGTCCAAAAACTATAACCTCACCAGATGTTATTACTAATGGTTATACAGTAATTTTTGACTCACCAAAAAGAGTTTTAAATTTTAAAACTTCTGAAGTTTTAATAAACTCTTTAGATGAAAATAATTTTGCTTCACCAACTCCAACACCTAGTAATTTAATAACAGGTATAAATATTTTAGAAAGTAAATTTTTAATGTTTACAGATGGTTTTAATGAGCCAAAAAAAATAAATATACAAAGATGTTTAGAAGGTACTGATCAAACTTTAAATAGCCAAAAACATACTGATTTACTAGTTACAAACAAAGAGTTTGGTCAATTAATATCTGTTTGTCCAATAGAAGAAAGTCATATTACTGTTATAAAACCTGCACCAAAACATAAATTACATACTATACTTAAATCAAGCGATGCTTTAGAAGAGTTTGATTTTACAGAAGCTTATAAATGGCAAGCTGGTGGTGTTCGTATGATGTGTGTTCCACCGGGTGAAAGACAAAATATAATAAACAATTTGGTTCAAAATAATTATACTACTGATGAAATATCTGATTATTTTGCTCAAGTTTTATCTAATAACTTTAACTCAGGAATGAATAGTTCAGTTGGCAATAGCACTAGCCCACAGCCAAATGGTACTGGTAGAAAATATTTAAACTTAATAAGACTTTCAGAACTTAGAGCTCAATGGATTTTAACTGCTGGCGCTTCACCTGGAGCGACTGGTTATACTGGTCCTGAGCTTGTTTTTCCAGCTGTGTTTGGTTTTAACGGTTTTGGTACGTCTACACCTAACTCTGATGGTTTTACTATATTTGGAGGTCAGTTTCAAATTACTAACGCTACACTTCAAAATATATATAATGGCTCTGTTGGCGCCGCATCTGTAGGCCAAATAGAACACGATGATAATTCATATTTAACTAATTTTGGTCAGCAAATGACTGATGGGTATAATTCTAACGATCCTGATGCTGACGCTACTCCAGTAGGTTTTACACAAGATGAAATACAAGGTATATTTAGAAGTAGACAACAGTATGATCTTGTAGGAAATCAATTAATTAACAACCAAACATCAACCCAAGCTCCATACTCGCTTAGATCACCTAGCGATAACTATGATCAACAATATTATAGATCATATTTTTTATGCCAACCAGGAGTTGACGGCTCGCCTTTTGGTAATACTAATGCTTCTAATTATTTTGCGACTAATGATAATTTAAACCAAACAGATTACAACAATTTATATCCACAAGATTTATTTGATGTAAATCTTGGTGAATTTGGTAATAATGGATATAATCCACCTCCATATCAACTAGGTAATTCACTTAGCCCACTATCAGATTGGGCTGATGGTGATGTATTTACGTTTAGAGATCCATTAGCACCTGGTAATTCTTTTACAGTTAAACTACATCCTTTTAGTACACCTACTAATTGGGCTGAACTTGGTGACGGTATTTCTGGTTTTTCAGCTGCTTTAACTGTAGGTTTTATATTACTTGACATAACTATAGATGATGATACTGCAGCTGGTGAATATAGAAGATTTTATGGTTTTGCAGAAGACGGTAATGGAATAAATAGAGATGACTTTTTTAGATTATCTTACAGATATGAATATGAAGATGGAGAAGTTTCACCTATAGGTCCTTGGACACCGCCTTTGTTTAAAGGAAGAGCTTTGTTATTAGATAGATCTGGTAATAACGAAGGTATGTATAACACTATCGCGTCTGTAGAGGTAAAAGATTTTGTATCAACTTCAACACCTAAAGATGTTGTTGGTGTTGATATTTTATATAAAAGAGATAACGATCAAAATATATACGAAATATTAAAATGTAATAACGGTAGTATTGAATGGAACAGGGCGGGTTCAAGCGCTGGTTTAAATGGTTTTGCTAAAATAAATAAAGAATATTTTGGTAGAGTTTTAGATCCTAATCAAAAACTTAGAATTTTTGATAACGTACCTAAAAAAGCTGTTGCTCAAGAAATAATAGGTAATAGATTAGTTTATGGAAATTACACAGAGGGTTTTGAAATGTTAGATCACTCTGGTAAAATAATAGAACCTGATATTAAAGTAAGTACTGTTAAAGTTGCAGCTGTTGATTTTACAAGACCTGAATTAAGTGTGAAAGCTAGTAGAACTTATTCTGTTGGAATTGTATATATAGATGAGTTTGGTAGAGAAGCTCCTGTTGTAACTTCTAATGATGCTGTGTATACTACTTCTAAAACAGAAGGTTTACATGCTATGAGGTTGCAAGTAGAAATTAGAAATTTTGCACCATATTGGGCTCACTCTTATAAAATATTTGTAAAAGAACCTAGTTTTATACATAGTAATATAGGTATTGTAGGAGCTTTATATGATGATGTAGATGGTACAAACGAAATAACAATTTTATGTGGAGCTGGTGAGCAAGATAAAGTTCAAATAAACGATGAATTAATATTTTTAAATGGTCCTAATCAAAAAAGGTATAGAGTTATTAATAAATCTGTTGGAACACCTATAGGTCAGTATAGTGAGGACTCTACTTATGGACCTCAAGCTACTGCAGCTAATTTTGATCGAGGTGCATATATGTATTTAATTATTGCTGGAGATGGTTCTTTAGAAAGCCAACTAGGTATTGATGGAAGTTTTGGTTTATATGGCTCTAATGGACCTACTGCTGCAAACTTTGATGTTAATGCATTTAAACAATCAAGAAGATCTTTTCATTTTGAAGTTGTTCCAAAAAATGAATCTGATTTAGATCTTTGGTGGGAAGCTTCAGAAGCAATACCTGTTTATATAAATGATAAAAATGTTAAAGATTTTATAAAAGAACAACAAGAAGTTTCATATAGAATTTCTACTACAAAAAATAATTTTACAAATCAAGATTTACAAAAAAATCTTTCACCTGGAATACAAGTATTTACAAGTTCAGTATCAGCCAAACCAACTATTAATATAGATGATGATGTAGTTGTTTCTTTAAATCAACCTAGTCAACAAGTTATTCTAGGAGCTTATCAAACTCAATTAGGTTTTAAAAATAAAGACTCTAAGTCAACTTTTAGACTTAGGCTTAAAAATCAAATCAATGCAGGGGATACTGAAGCTGTTTTATACAACCAAACACATCCAACACCAAATAATCCAACTGCTAGTTCTGTTATAGATTTGTATTGGGTTAATTGTGTAAGTCAATCAGAACATCTTCCTTTACAAACATCTAGAATGAAAGGCTCGTTGTCAGGTAATGTTTTACAAAAAGGAATTAAAGCTTCTACAATATTACAAAATACTGAAGAAAATCATAAATCTAGTGGTTTTATTTGGTCTGGATTATACAATAGTGGATCTCAAGTTAATGAATTAAATCAATTTAACGCTGGTTTACCTATTACAAAAGACTTGTCACCAAGATTTGGTTCAATACAAAAACTTTACGCTAAAGATACAAACTTAACAGCTTTTTGTGAAGATAAAGTTTTAAATATATTAGCTAATAAAGATGCTTTGTTTAATGCTGATGGATCAACTAATATTACAGCTTCAAACGCTGTGTTAGGTCAAGCAACACCTTACGTAGGTGAATATGGTATATCTTTAAATCCAGAGTCGTTTGCTGTTTATGGCCATAGACAATACTTTGTTGACAAAGCTAGAGGTGTTGTTCTTAGATTATCAAGAAACGGTTTAACAACAATATCAGAAACTGGTATGAGAGACTTTTTCTTAGACAATACTCAAAATGCTTCTTCTATAATAGGATCTTATGATGAAAGAAAGCAAGAGTACAATGTAACTATAAACTCTCCTAGTGAATCATCTAAAGAAGCTATAACAGTAAGTTTTAGTGAATACACTGTTGGTTGGAGTTCGTTTAAATCTTTTATTCCAGAAGCTCAATCTTTAAGTTTAAATTCTGAGTATTATACTTTTATGAATGGAAATATATACAAACATCATAAAGAAAAAGATTCTTTTGGTAATAATATAAGTTGTAATAATTTTTACAACAACCAATATAAGTCTACAATAACATGTATTATAAATCAGTTGCCTAGTGTTTCAAAAGAATTTAAAACTTTAAACTACTCTGGTGATTTAGGTTGGGCTGTTGTTGAAGATATATTAACAGATATTGAAGATGGTCATGTTGGTAATAGTTTTAAAAATATAAATAATAAACATTACGATTACATAAAAGGTGGTAAAAATCCAAGCTCACCAACTAGTCCTCCTAACTGGACAAATGCTGGTTCACCTTTTAGCGGTAGTATTCACGCTGACGGTCAAATTGATTTTAGTGGTAAAAACGTTTTTGGTGTAGGTAGTATTAATTCAACATTTTTACAAGAAGGAGACACAGCTTTGCAAACTAATAAAGTACAGTTTTTTATAAAAAGTGATAATAGTGAAACTTCTTTAGCTGCACAAAGCAACACACTTGGCGTTGGTATTTATGCACCAAGTGGCTCTAGTAGCGGTATTTTAATTTCTAACTCATATTCAGGAAATTTATAAAATGGCATATCAAAATTATACAATAACAACTCCTTTAATAGATGTCGAATATGATGCTAATAATCCATTTCTACCTAATAGTTATACTAGATTTATGACTCCAAAAAAAGGTTACGTTATTGCTGCAGTAGATTTTACGCATGGAGATTTAACAGGTAGAGGTATTAATACTATTACTTTTACAGACACTACAACACCTTACGCTTTTGATAATAAAGTAGAAATAACTTATAATATACCTGATTATACTATAGGTCCAACTGGATTACCTGTTGGTGTTGATAGCAATATAGGTGCTGGCACTTATTTTTTGTCAGCTGAAATAATAGGTAATGCTGTAAAAAGTGGTGTTACATGGAGTGGTATAGTTTCTGTAAGAAATAAGCCTCTTGACAATATTTCTATAACTACAGATGGGTCTGAAGATCCAAGCTATGATCCTGGAATTCTTTACACAGGTAAAGCTATAACAGTTAATGTTGAACCTGGTAAATTTTCAGAACTGTTTAGAGTAAAGTTTTCAGCTATTTATACTAACGGTGGTCAAGTTGCGGCAAATGGACAATCATCTATTGCTGGTCAATGCTTTTATAAAGGCTTTGTTGGTTTTGAAATACAAACTAAAGATACAGAGCAATATAGAGTTCAAAGAGAAAATATTGTTTTTGATGGATCTAATATTATAGAGTTTGAACTAGCAGCTTATGCTAATATACAAAGTAGTGTAGATTTTTTTAGTTTTCAAAAATTTACACAAGAAAATAGATCAATTCATCTTCCTGGCTTTATAGGTGCTGCATCTAACGTGAGCGCTAACTTAACGTCTGTAGGAAATATAACTTCAGGACCAATTCTTTAAAATATGCCAATATATACTATAATATTAAACAGCGATATAGATCCAAGAGTTCAAATTGGAGATTATTTAGTTTCTTATCTTATTACACCTATAACAACTAATAATACTGATTTTCTTGGAAAAGGCTATCAAGGTACTGAGATTCAAAATTTTAATTCAGATTCTTCTGATGTTAGTGATATTTACGATCCAGCTGAAGTTATTAATTTTACAGACACTAATACAAACGTAACTTCTTTTAGTGAAAATAAAGATCTTAATGCAATAAAGCTTTTAGGACCTATAACAAATATAAACCGTAATCACAGAGCTATAACTGTTGACATTAATCAACCTAACATTGTTGATGATGATATTAATATATCTAGTACTCTTCAAGCTTCTGGTTTTTCTATTGGTTTAAGTGTTATTAAAAATGATTTTGTAGAAAAATCTGGTGTAAAAGGATATTTTATGACAGCTAAGCTTGAAACAGATTCTACTATAAAAAAAGAATTATTTGAAGTTGGCTCTAATATAATAGTAAATAGTGCTTGATAAATTAAATATTAAAAGTGTAATTATACAATAACAATTAAATAAATATGGCGTACGGTAAAATAACTAAAAAAATAGAGCTTTCACCATTTAAGTTTTTTGGGCTTTTTGGTGGTGATGATGATGAAGCAGATAGATTACAAGGTGAAGTTGATGCTCAAAAAGAAAACTTTGAAAGTCAAGTTCAAGCAATTGAAGATTTTCAGTTTAAAAACGCTTTCGCGGGCATGGGTAATCCTTACGCTAATCAAGTAAACATGATGGGTTTGTTAGGTGTTAACAGCCAACAAGCTCAATTTGAAGCTCAACAACAAACAGCTAATCAAGCTCAAGCTTTAAACGCTTTAAGAGGTGCTGCTGGTAGTTCTGGAGTTGCATCGTTAGCTCAAGCTATGGCAAATCAACAAGCTATAAATACACAAAGATCAGCCGCTTCTATTGGTGCTCAAGAAGCTCAAAACTCTAGAATGAGAGCACAAGAAGCTTCGAGAATACAACAAAGTATAGCTCAAGGTCAAATGCAAGTAAACATGGCTAAAGCTCAAGGAGAAATGACACTTCAAGGATTAGAGTACGGTCAACAACAGAGTTTGCTTAACATAGCTGCTGAACAATATGGTTCTGCACAATTAGGACTACAACAATATGAAGCTGATCAAGCACAAATGGGTGGAGCAGTTGGTAGTCTTTTTGGTACTGTTGCTGGAGCTATAATTGGTGGTCCAGCTGGCGCGCAAATTGGTGGTGGACTAGGTGGAACGTTAGGTACTATTTTTAGTTAATAATAATAAAATGGCAATAAATTTACAATCAATAAGACGCGCTTATAATGCGATGTATAATACTTCTGGTAACGCTAGAGTTAAATTAGCTACACAGTACATGAAAATGATACCTGGTGGTATTCAACAATGGGCTAAAGAGTCTAGTAAAAGAGTAGAAGCGTATAAAAAAAATTCACCAAGTTTAGATCCTTTTAGAGGTTATAACGCATCAGAACTTAAATATGTTTTAGAGTGGAAAGCAGAATGGGACTCACACGCCAAACAGTTAGCTAAAAAAAATTTAAGTGATGAAGAAAGAGCTTATCATACTGGCGAACAAAACAGAATAGAACAAGCGTTAACGACATATAAAGACGAAACAGAGCGTTATAATGTTGTTAGAAAGCAAGTTGTAGATAATTACAACAATATGCATCCTATGGTGACAACTGAGGATAAACTTATGTACGATAATTTTTTTAGAGGTGAATATAGACCTGATAGAAAAGTAGATATGAATACTGGTTCATCTACTTGGGGAACGCAAGTTATAGGAAATAATGAAGATGGACAATACTTAAGTGGTATGGAAATAAATGATATTTACAGCATTAATCCTATGCCAGTGTTACTTGAATCTGATAAAAACTGGCAAACAACATCTGAAAATAGAGTTTTTAATAGAGTTAAATCTTTAGCAAACAATAAACAAGTTAGTCCAGATATAGCAAAAAATCAATTACAAACTTTATATAGTAGTTTGTACGATCCGCGAAGAATATGGGCTGGTGATTATATAGATACTTGGGTGGGTAAAATAAAAGCTGACATGCTTGAAGATTTTAATAAATTTTCAGAAACTACACTAGGTAAAAAACTAAACGAAGCTGATAAACAAGATTTTGAAAGTTTTAAAGATTTATTAAAGAGTCCAGAAAAAATAGATGATGTTTTAAAAAACTTATTAAAAAAAGCAGGTGGTAATATTAAAGAAGATTGGATAAATTTTAACACTACAGTTAGTATGAATGTTTTTACTGATTTACGTAATGTTTTTAATGTTACAGATCCTTTAAATCCAAATAAATAATATTATGTACGAATTAAATGGCGACGAATACTCTTTAGAGCAACTTCAGAGTGCGGCTTTAAAATACGGTATGGATTTTGATTCATACTTAGAAACAATGAAACAAAAAGGTCTCGTGGAAAAGAAACAAGACGTTGCGGAGACAGGTGCGCTTGTAACGTCGGAAACTACAGCACCCGAAAGTGGGGTATCAACTTCGGAAGATTTTTCTTTGGGCTTGAAACAAAAGTTAAATAAAAGAGAAAACTATGAGGGTACTAGCTTTACAAAAGGTATTTACAATGTAAATTTATACAAAGTAGGTCAAGATATAGAATTTAAAGAAAGTTTAGATATACAAGAGCCTACATCTGAATTGGTTGATGCTACTAAAGCTTTAACAAGTACTTCTACATTTGATGTACTTCAAAAAACAAACAAGTTTATTTCATTATACAACGAAGGTAATACTGATCAAGCAAAAAGTTTTATTGAGAATATAGAAGACACTGATAAAAAAAATTTAGTCATAGACGAGTTAAAACAAAAAGGTTTTAGCTTGATTGGTTTTGAAGGTGTAAAGATAGGTGAAGCAACAATTACTGCAGAAAAAGAGTATGATGTAAGTACTCTTGAAGATATTATAAAAAACAATATAGCTAGTATAGATGAAGACTCTAATATTGTTAAAAGAGCTTGGGGTAAAAATTATTTTAAACTAGATGAATTTCCAGCTTGGCAAAAAACAAACAAACCTCCAGTAGGTGATAGATTATTTAATCCAGAAACTAATACATTTTTTGAACCTAAAAAAATAAATGATGAAGATCTTGAAGAATATATTAAAGAACAAGGTGGAGAAGTAGCTTGGGAAATATATAAACAATTTGACAAAGAACTTGAAAGAGATTTTACAGGTGATATAAATTTAAAAGAATTATTAAAAAACGAAAAAATTTCTTTTGAATCAGTAAACGAAGCTTTAAAATTAGCTAAATTTGAACAAGCTCAAATACAAGTTAATAAAACTATAGATCAATCTGATGCGTTTGGTAGAGATGATGAACTTTCGCAATTGCAACTTTTAAGACAAATACAAGTTGCTGGTAATGATGTTGGTGAAGCTGTTTATAGAAAAGCTTTTGATGATATTTATAAAAAATTAGGAGCTCCTACTATCGCAGCTGCTTTTAAAAATACTACAATAGATTTTAATGATAAATCTGCAAAAAACTTTATAAAAATATATCAATTTGCAAAAGCACAAGGCGTGGTAAAACCAGGTAATGAATTTTACTACGAAACAGCTCCTGGTTTTATCGCAAGTAAAATTGCTGATGTAAAAGCTTCAAAGTTAAATACTGCATTAAACGCTATAAATAACGAAAACACAAGATTAGAAAACGAATCAAGTATAATAAAAGAAAATATGAGTGTTATAATAAATACTCAAAAAAAGTTACTTGATCAAATAGAAACTTTAGGTGAAATAGAAAACATTAGCTATGCTGATAGAATAAAAAGAAATAAATTAATAGGTGAGTTTCAAGCTAATCAAAAACTTTTAGAAACTTCAAAAAGTAACGATATTGCAGATTTGTTTAATAATAGAATAGCAAACGTTGAATTAGAACTAGAAGTTTACAACGCTCAGTTTGATCAAAATGTTATTAATGAAGAAGCTTACCTACAAGCTCTAGGTAAAAACTACAATAATTACGAAAGAGCAATGGTGACTCTAGAAGAAACTATACTAGGTGGTTACGAGACTATTGCAGCTAGATTTCCTAGAATTATTGATGAGTTATTACCTGAAGTTGAAACTGGAGACGCTTCAAAAGCTGGACCTGGTTTTTTTACTAATTTATTAGGTATACCTGAGAAAAAAACTTTCGATAGACTTATTGCTTTATCAGATTCTAAACAGCAATCTTTTGCTAATAAAATATTGTATAGTAAAGAAAATCTTGTTCAATCTATAGGTATGGGTATGGCTGATAATGCTTCTACATATTTTAATGGTATTTTAATGTTTACACCTTTATCTCCCGTTGCATTAGCTAATTATTTTTCTCAAGGTTTTGGAGGTTCTATATTACAGCAAGAAAGGGAAATGAGAAACGCTATTAGTTTAATACCTAAATTACAAGATAAAATTATTGGAGCAACTAACGAAGATGAACTTGAAAAATTAAACGAAGAATTAGAACGACAACAAGATATTTTAAACACACCTTTTTATCTTCAAAATGGAGCGGGTATAATATCTGGTTTTGCTGATATGTTTATGGAAAGATTATTTGGTCAAGGTCTTGTAGCTAGAAACTTTGCTAAATGGTCTAAAGTTGGTGCTAATGCTACTTTTTTGCAAAAAGCAGCAGGTAATTCTAAAGCTTTTGGATTATCAGTTATTACTGAATTTCCTGAGGAATTTAGTGTTCAATTAATAAACAACGGTACTAATAGGGTTTTACTAGATAGAGATGTAAGTCTTACAGATGGTATTGATATGCAATTTTTTGGAGATGTAGCTCTTGGCGCTAGTGGTATGAGTACTATGGGTACTGCTAGAAATTCTTTTAATGGTATTAGAAATACGTTTGCCACGTATAAAGATAAACAAAGTTTTAAAATAAAACTTAATACCGTAGCAAAACTTAATGAACAATTAAAAAGTCCTAACTTAACTAAAGATAAAAAAAGAGAATTATTAAAGCTTAAAACAAAAAAAATAAAAGAAATGTTTTTTGATGCAGCTAGAATTACTCAAAAAGCTGAAAGTCTAACAGTTGATCAATTACAAGAAGTGTTTGAGCTTGATAGAAAAAGACATAATGCTAAAAAAGAAATATTAAAAGCAGCTACTAGCGGAGAATATGGTTTAAACATGTCTAACATTGATAAATCTATATTAGAAGATGCTCAAAAACAATATGACGATTTTAATGAAAAAATTCAGTCTATAGTTGGTATTGAAACAAAAAAACACGAGCAAGAAGCTGGTAAAGCAATTAAAGATCCTAATAGAAAAAACACTAAATCTGAATCTGAATTAATTTATTTACAAGCTGTAGCTTCGTTTAGTAATAGCGCTGCAAAAGCTTTAGCTAAGAAAAAAGGTACAAGTTATACAGAGATTACTGCTGATAAAATTAACGATGAGTTTTTTGCTAAAGTTAAAAAAGATAACAACTTGTCAGATGAAGATTTAGCAAAATTTAAACAAAAAGCTTTTTCAGATAATGCTGTTTTTATTGATGATGGTAAAAATGGTAGTGTTTATGTTTTTACTGATAATCAAAAAGCAAGTATGTTACTTGGAACAAGTTTAGATGGTAAAATAGCTGCTGTAGCTGGTATTCATGAATTATTTCATAAAGAAAATAGAGATCAAGGTTTAATTAAAAATGGAGAAGTAATAGAAGCTGCTAAAAAAGGTATATTAGGTCTTGATGCTTTGATGAAAATTAAACTTAAAAACAAACAAATAACAAAAGAAACATATGATTTTTACGTAAAACGTAAAAAAGCTTATAACGATGATATAGATAACAACGGCGTTAATTACGAAGAAATGCTTAACTTAGTAGGTGATTTAACTACTATTGGTGCTGTTAAAAGAAATGATTTTAACATGCTTTTTGGTATTAAAAACTTTTTAAACAAAACAATAAGTATGACACCGCTAGGTAAAAAGTTAAACAACTTTATAGACTTTAGTGACAATGATAATGTTTTTAGTTATATATCTAGCTTTAATAAAGCTGCTTACGAAGGTAGAATATTAAGAGGTGGTGTTACTAGAGAAGAAGATATAGTTGATATAAAATCTTCAAAAGAAGCTTCTGATGCAGTACAAAAAATATACGAACAGCAAGGCGAAGCAGGTTTGTTTGACATATTAGAACAGTTTAAACCTATTACTACTCGTATAGCTAGAAGATTTAGAGATGTACCTGGTTATGATGAACAACTACTTATTGATGAGATAGAAACTGGTAAAAGAGGTATATTAGATCTTATTAGAGAGTACAAGCCTGAGTCCGGTGTACCTTTAGCTGCTTATGTAAATAAATTCTTACCAGCACGTTCTATTGAAGCTGGTAATAGAATACTTAAAACAGAGTTTGAAGCAGATGTAACAGAAGCTAGAGGTGTTGCTGCTCAGGAAACTGCAGAAGATGCTGTTGTTACACCTGAAAGAAAAACTAAAGGACAAGTTATAGCTGATAAATTAAAAATTACTGATAAAGTTACAAAAGAAGTATCAAAAATACCATTTGATTTAGAAAATTTAATAAACTTTAAAAGTGTACCTAATGCTGTTATTAATACTGTAGGAGAATTATTAGGTATATCACCAGCTAAAATTAAAAGTAAAGCTAATTTAACAAAAGATGAAGTTGCTAGTGCTCAAAGGTGGTTTAATAAAAACAAACAATTAGTAATAGATGCATTACCACAAGGTTTTGATGCTGAAGGTCAAGCTACTGGAGTACCTAGAACTATACTACAAGCTTTGTATACACAAAAAGAAACTAGAGCTAAAACTAAAGCTGGCTTAAAAGGTCAAGTTAAACGTACTAATATTAAAGACTCTGAGTTTTTAGCATTAATAGATATTATTGAAGGTAAACCTACACGTAATAGAAATACATCGGCTAGAATTATAGCACTTGCAGATTTATTTGGTAAAGTAATTACTAATCAAGAAATAAGAAAACAAAACCCAAAAGCATTAAAAATACGTGACGGTATGTCTAAAATTATGTTTTCTAAAGGTATAACAAAATCAAAAGAATCTGGCGACATTGATTTAAATACAATAGAAGGCAAAGAAAAACAAAAAGCATGGTTAAGTAAAGTTGGATTTAAAATACTTCCTAAATCATTTTGGCTTCAAAATGGTCAATTAGTAGGTTCTGGAGCAGTATATAAAAACGTAATAATAAACGGTAAGAAGGTAAAAGAATACGAAATAAACGAAGGTGAAAGAATAGCTGCTCGTAAAATGTTATTTGCTAATGTTGGTCAGTTAAAAGATTTTATTAAAGAGTATGAAAAAAACGGTGGTACTTTTGCACCAGAAAGTGATAACGTAAAAGCTGCTGTAAAAAGAACAACGACATACGGTAAAAAAACAGCAAAGCAAGTTCAAGATCAAATAAATAAAAATAAAGATTTATTTGATAGATCTGACAAAGGTTTTATTGAGACTTGGATAGCTATACAAAAAGATATTCAAGATAATCCTGGTAACAGAAAGCACTGGGCAGCTTTGTTAGAAGTTACATCTACAACTCAAGCTAATTGGATGAGAGTTGCTTCTAGGCTTGTAGGTAGTAATACTTTAGGGTTAGTAAATGTAGAAGAACACATGTACCCAGCTACTGATTTTGCTCAATATCTTTGGGTAATGGCTAAACAAAATTTATTATCACCGCGTGTGATGAGAAAAGCCATGAAGTCTTATACTCAAATATCTTTACCAGAATTGTATGACAAATTGCTAAAAGGTAAAGATTTTGACTACACTGAAACTTTACCTGATAAAGACTTTGGATTTGAAAAAAGTATAAGACTTGAAGTACTAGCTGGTATAATGCCTAGTTGGGTAAGGTATATAAATCCTAATGTTAACGAGCAAGTACACTACATAGATGGTGTAAAATATAAAGGTATGAATCCTAATGTTTTAATACTAGACAAAGGGCAAACGTTAGCGCAAGAGTACGGTGTAGATGTAGATGCTAAATACAGAATGAACCAAGACGTTATATCTATTCAACAAGATATACTTTTTAGATTATTTACTAATCAAATAACTAAAAGTGAAGCAACTACTGAATTAAACGCTAGAATTAAGGGTGTTGAAATATTAAAAGAAACAAAACAAGTAAGAGATAATAAAAAATCTTTAAGTGATAGTATTGTTAAAGCTAGATCATCAAAAGTATATAGTAGTAAGTCTGTAGGTATGTCTACGTTTGATTTTGATGAAACTTTAATTATTGATGGCAAAAACTTTGTAACAGCCACTAAAGAAGGTCAAACAATACAAATACCTTCTGATAAATGGCCTATAGATGGACCAAGATATGCTGCAGAAGGTTGGAATTTTGATTTTTCAGATTTTGTAAACGTAAGAGGTGGTAAAGAAGGACCATTATTACAAAAAATGAAAAACCAAATTAAAAAATACGGTAACAAAAACGTGTTTGTACTAACAGCTCGTATGCAAGAAGCTGCCGAACCAATACATCAGTGGTTGAAAAGTAAAGGTATAGATATACCTATTGAAAATATAACAGGTTTAGGTAAAAGCGAAGGTGATGCTAAAGCTCAATGGTTTGTAGAAAAATATGCTGAAGGCTATAATGATATGTATTTTGTAGACGATGCTTTGCCTAACGTTGAAGCTGTTAAACATGTTTTTGATCAACTAGATATAAAAGGTAAATCAGTACAAGCTAGAATAAAATCTAGTAAAGGAATTAGTATTGATTTTAATAAAATGTTAGAGCGTACTAAAGGTATTGGTGCTGAAAAAATATTCTCAAGAATAGGTGCTCAAAAACGTGGTAAAAACATAGGTAAGTTTGCTTTTTTTGTACCACCTTCTGCTGATGATTTTGCTGGGTTATTAAGATACTTTGTAGGTAAAGGTTCAATAGGTGATGCTGATATAGCTTTTTTGAAAAAAGCTTTAATAGACCCTTTTTCTAGAGCTGATGAAGAAATGAAACGTATGCGTCAAACTATAACTGATGATTATAAAGCGTTACGTAAAAAGTTTCCTAAAATTAAGAAGAAGTTAGGTAAAATGATTGGTGATAGTGGTTTTACTTTTGACAACGCTATAAGAGTTTATTTATGGGATAAAGCAGGTTTTGATATACCAGG